TTATAGTTACTACCTTTTTTTCGGACAGGAATGAACCCACGAAATGCTTTAGTTGTACTCATTTCTAGTTCCTCCTAATTGTAGAGAGGATTTAGTCCTGAAAATTTGGAGTGCGTCCTCTCATAGTGGTTGATTTACTACTATTAGAAACAGGCATATTTCTAAGTCGAGCATCTGAATTATTGTAAAGCTGTGCATTTACAGCATCCATCATATCATTTGCTTTCTTTTGATAAAATGCTTGTCGTGCTTCTACTTGGTTAGTTGGCTTTTTTGCCAAAGCTACGTCTCCACGACAGACTGTACCCAAGTATCTGCCTTCATCCCTCACGTAGGATGTTGATGCCATTTCAGGAACTTCTCCAGGTTCAACAAAAGTCCATCCTTCTTGCTCTCGCTTTCCAACATTCATAATGTCTTCTTGCCCTCGCAGAGAAATCCTAATCCATCGAAGGGATAATCCTTCATTTTGAAATCTTTGCTGTACCGCATCAGGTATAGACAAAGCATCAGGTTCCTCAAAAACAAACTCTTCTTCTCTGGTCTTTGTTTCTCTTAGAGTATCAATACGTGATTGTTCGCGTGTCATTTCATGTCCTCCGCACTAAGTAATTTGCGTATATTCGCCGTCTGCTTCAGCAACTTTTAGTTTCTGAGCAGCATAAGTTTCAAGGGGTATATTCCATTTATTAGCAAGCCTAACATCTTCTGGAGTTAGCTTTACTTTGGATTTCGAGGAATTGGGAGCAGAGCGCGAACTGCTTCCCACCACTTGAGCAGGAGTTGACGTATCTTCCTGCATACGGTTTTGACCTGATTCCACAGCCACTTCACTGGCTTTAAACTTATGTGGAAAAGCTTCTGCAAGCCGCCGATCAACTTCATGATAAAATTCATCATCATCTGGATTATATCCTTCCGATTTAAGTTCTTGATCTATTGTTAAAGCTGAAACAGTTAAAATTTTATCTTTACCAAACCATTCATTTTGTGTAGCCCACTCTTCTGCTCTAGGATCAGGTGTAGGCTGAATAGCCTTTTGTTGTGTTGGCTGATGAACTGGTTCAGGTTGTTCAGCAACTTCTTCCATTTGTGCTTTTGTAAGATTTAAATGTTTTAAATCTACTTGCGCTTCATTAAGCATTTCTTGTGCTTGCAGAAGCTTTTCTTTTTCACCACTTTCAAATGCTTCCATATAGGCATTACGTGCCAGTGTAACTTTATCTGTTAATTGTTTTTCAGAAGCATCTAGATTTAGTTTACTTACTTCATTAAAAGAATTTTCTTTCTGTTGTAAATTATTTACTAATGATTCATTTTGAGCAATTAATTTAGAAATCTGTTCATCACGTTCTTTACGTTGACGAACTAATTGCCTAATTCTTTTCTCTGCTCCTTTAGTTTTAATACCTTCTAGTTCTTCAGGTTTCTCTTCTTCTTGAGGAGGAGCAGCTTCTTGAGGAGCTTCTTCCTCTTCTATTTCATAATTTACTTCTTGTTCAGGGACTTCTACTTCTTCCCAGGTTTCATCGTCGTTCATTTTTCTCTCCGTTGTTTACGAAACAATCGTGTTTACGTTATATACTATTATACCATATTTTTTGGTAAATTTCAAGTCACATTGAAAAACTAGTTAAATTAAATGTAGGATCGAGATATGCAGGATTCTCTACCTTCATCATGACTTGATCATCAAACATTAAAATTAGCCTGACGCTTTTATAAAATAACTTTGTACCTGTATGCTTACCATAACAGATATAATCACCTTCTTCACACCAAGGACCAAATGGAAACTTATCTTGGTCTTTATATGCCATATCTCCAAGAGCTAGTACACGCCCGACTGTGGTTAGATATGCCATATCATCCTTTGTAGAATCAGGTAGAATAATACCTCCTTTGGTTTTTGTCTTAATTGATATAGGTCTTATAAGAACATGAAATCCTGGAAGTTCTGGTAATATATCTGGATCAGGATGTTCATCTTCATCTGTAGTCCAAAGATTATTTTTTACTGCATTTCCTAAATGTGCCTGTTGCATCTCACTCCTCTTCTATATAAAGTTGTTTCTGTACAATATCTCTCAGGTTTTGTTTTGCCCATTCAACTCCTGCTATATAACCTACTACTTGTTTATAAGAAGCATAATCAGTAGGATTTCCTTGAGCTAGACTAATCTTTTGATTTTCTATTTCTTCTTGATATACTTGAGCTATTGTTTCAAATATATCCATTAAACATATTTAATTTTACTAGGCTTTGGCATTTCCCAATATTTTGAATCAAAATTATTTAGTTTAAAACGCATAGCACGTTTTCCAACTACATTATCTTTTTCAAAATCACCATAGGATTTATTTCGATCTACAACATGAGTGGGCTTCCCATTGGTAATTCCTTTTGTATCATTGGGATAATGTATCTTTCCGTAATTAGGCATGAGGTATCTCCTTTAATAAGTTTAAAATCATTTCCACTGCTTTCATATCAGTTTTACTTTTTGTATTAGCTTGATCTTTAACTAAATCTGTCATGATCTTTTGTTCTTGTCCTTTTAACTTCATTTGCTCAGTTAAAATTTTTATTAACATTTCCATACCTTTAACAGATTCTTTACTTTGCCTGTCAGATTCAGATTTTTCTTCTTTCATTGCCAAAGTAAGACCAGACTTGGTAGCTTCCATAAGCTGTTTACTTTCTTCAAGGTCTAATTTTTTATTTTCTAAAGCAGCTTCTGTTGTATTAACAGCCATATCCATTTGTATTTTTTGTTTTTC